CCGCAACTGGTTCTACACGCCCAGCAACCTCGGCTACGACACGCTGAGCGACATGGTCGAGGTCTGGACCGAGACGACCGTGCAGCAGTGGTTCCGCCAGGGCGCGGACACGACGCCAGACCGCGAGCGCGACGCCGAGCGCCAGTACCTCGCCGGGTACCGCCTGGTGCAGGAGTGGGAGCACGGCTTCCCCGGCATCCCGCTCGTCGCCGTCTACACGAAGAAGGTCGGAGCGCTCCACGGCGAGCCGCCGATGGAGGACTTGGCCTGGCAGAACGTGGCGCACTGGAACAGCCTGTCGATGCAGGGCGAGGCGCTGCACTACTGCCGCTCGCCGATCCTGACCATCAAGGGCGCTTCGAGCCAGATGGCTGAGGCCAAGCCCGAGGTCGGGCCAGGCGCGACGATCACGGACAGCAGCGACACGCTCGAGGTCAGCTTCACCGAGATCGCCGGCACGTCGCTCGCCGCCGGCGAGATCGAGATCAAGCGCATCGAGGAACGGTGCATGGCTCTCGGTATGCAGCCGCTGATGGCCGTTGCCGGCCCGTCTACGGCCACCGGCGAGGTCCGCGCGGACAGCAACGAGAAGTCGGAAGCGCAGCGGTGGATCGAAGCGCTGGAGTGGGCGATCTACACGGCGATGGAGTACGCCGCAGCCTGGACCGGCACCGAGCTGCCCGAGGACTTCGACTGGACGCTGTACCGCGACTCGTCGCTGATCGCCGGCAAGGCGACCGACGTGCCGGTCATCGTCCAGCTGATGACGCAGCGCCAGATCCCGCTCAACGTCGGCCTGCGCGAGCTCGCCGTCCGCGGCGTGCTTTCGACGGTGGACGACGCCGACGAGCTGGCCGAGCAGATCACGATGCAGCAGGAGCGCGGCCTTGAGGCGCAGATGCAGCAGATGATCAACAGCGTCGAGCGCGAGCGGCAGGCGCCCGCGGCCGAGGCCGAGACCGAGGACAACGGCGAGCCGGAGAACGGCGACGAGACGTCGACCTCGCCAGAGATCGAGGACCTGCTGAACGACCTCGACGAGCTCGAGGACGTGATCGCGCAGGCCGGCGGCCGCGAGGAGGCCGTCGCCCTGATCCGCCGCGCCATGGGCCGCATCGTTCGGAGCGACGATGCCTAGCGTCCGGCCACCTGACAGCGTCGCCGCTGCGGCGAAGCGCGGCCTCGAGCTGCGCGCCAAGCAGCCGCCGAGCAACCGCGCCGGCACGCCGGTCGGCATCCGCCGCGCATCGCAGTTGGCCAACCGCGAGCCGGTCAGCCTGTCGACGCTCAAGCGGATGGTCTCGTACTTCGCGCGCCACGAGGTCGACAAGCAGGGCGAAGGCTGGGGCAAGGACAGCAAGGGCTACCAGGCCTGGCTGCTCTGGGGCGGCGACGCCGGCGCGTCCTGGGCGCGCGGCCAAGTCCGCAAGCTGGAGGCTGACAAGTGACGCCGGACGAGACGGGCCGCTTGCCGCAGCGCTGCCGGTGCGGCGGCCTCGGCGAGCTCTGCGCCGTCTACGACATGATCGACGGCGTCGTCGACCGCGCCGGCTGGCTGGCCAAGTGCCTGGTCTGCGGCGCGTCGACCGTCGGGCATGGCAGCTGGCGCAAGGCCTACGCCGACTGGCTGAACCGCCGCTGCCCGCAGACCTTCGTGGAGGATGCCCTTTGACGAGCACGCGGTTCCAGCTGCCGAAGGCGACGCCGACCGAGGTCGTGCGTGGCGCTCTGCGCAAGCATGCAGAGACCTGGATTCAGCGGTTCTACCGGCACGACCTGTTGGTAGCTCGGACCGTGCGCGGCCTGCAGCAGGACGCCGTCGAGACCTTCCGCATTGAGGTCGTCGGCCCAGTCATCAGGCAGCTTGCGGCCGACCTTGCCGGCTTCCATGAGCGTGGTGCCGACGTGACGATCAACGCCACGCCGGAGTTGCGGCGCATGATCGAGCAGGCCGAGGCCATCGTCCGCGCCGGCGTCGCCAAGATGGAGGCCGAGGTCAAGGCGGGTCTGCGCGAGGTCGTCGGTCAAGAGACGCTGTGGGTGCAGGAGTCGGCCCAGAAGGTGCTCAAGCTGCCCGAGGCTCGCCGCGTCGACGCTGCGCAGGTCTGGAACATCGTGCAGAGCCGGCCCTACCTCGGCGGCCAGGTGCAGGAGTGGTTCGACTCGTTCGTCGGCGGCGACAACGGCGCGGTCGACAACATCCGCTACGCCGTCCAGACCGGCATCCAGCGGGGCTGGTCGACCGACGAGACCGTGCGGGCGCTGCGCGGGACCAAGGCAGGCAAGTTCGCCGACGGCCTGCTGACGCGCGAGCAGCCGGCGCAGCTGTTCGCCTTGGTGCGCACCGCGGCGACGCATGCCTCGACGGCGGCCCGCGAGGCCAGCTTTGAGCAGCTCGGCGTCGACCGCTACCGCTTCATCGCCACGCTGGACAGCCGCACCTCGATCCAGTGCGCGGCCAACGACGGCAAGATCTTCGAGATGGGGAAGGGCCCGCTGCCTCCCCTACATCCGAACTGCAGGTCGACCATCGTCCCGTACATCGGCGAGCCCATCGGCAACCGCGCCAGCGTCGACGGGCCTGTGCCGGCAGAGACCAACTTCCGCGGATGGCTGGAAGGCCAGCCTATCAGCGTGCAAAACGAAGTGCTCGGCCCGACGCGCGCGGCGGCGTGGCGAGCCGGCGACCTGTCCTTCGAGGACATGGTGGGCCGCGACCTGACGCCGCTATCCGTCCAGCGCCTGCGGGAACTGGACCGCATCCCTGACGACAACGAGGACTGACATGAGCTTCAGCAAGGTAGACCTGGAAGTGAAGCCGGAAGGCGCGAGCGGTCGCGTCCTGGCCATCCCGCTCTCGAGCACCGGCAGCGACGACAAGGCCAAGACCTACGAGGTCCGCGACGAGAAGGGCGTCTCGCTGCTCAAGGTCGACGCCGGCGACGGCAAGACGACCCTCGGAGCGCTTGCCGGCGCTGTGCGTCTGCCGGTCTATGCCGACGACACCGAGCGCGACACCGCCGTGCCGACGCCGGCCGAAGGCATGATCGTGTGGAACACCTCGGCCGCGTACATCCAGGTGTTCAACGGGAGCAACTGGACCAACGTCGGCTCCGGCCTGTGACGGCCAAGCCGGACCCCAACCTCGGCATGGCGATGCTCGCCCGCGCCGGCGATCTGGCGCAGGCGATGCTGGCGAAGGGCCAGACGGTCCACGTCGCCATCGGCACTACGCCGAACGGCAACCCCTGCACCGTCGTCTACGGCATCGGCTGGATGGCCGAGCCGCTGAAGGAGCTGGGCGCAAAGTTCGTGCAGCGCGTCGCCGATATGCGGGCTGAGGCCTCGAACAACTAGAGGGCTTGCATTGACAGCCGCGCGCTGTCACCCTTCGCGCATCATGCCGATCCGCCTGGTAGCCGACTCTCTGAGCGACATCCCCGAAGGCCTCCGCGACGCCGCGAAGCAGGAAGGCCAAGTCTATGTGGTGTCGCAGCTGAAAGAGAACTGGGCGATCGAGGACGTCGGTGGCCTCAAGCGTGCGCTGTCGGAGGTCCGCGGCGAGCGCGACCAGCTGAAGAAGGTCGCGTCGGCGTTTGAGGGCATCGAGCCAGCCGCGGCGCAGGAGGCGCGCGAAGCGCTCGAGAAGCTGCGCGCCGGCCAGCTGAAGGGCTCGAAGGAGATCGACGAGTTCAAGGCCGCCGTCGAGAAGAAGATGGCTGAGGAGCGTGCCCGCCTGGAGGGCAAGCTGAACGCGCGCACCGCCGCTCTGCGTGATCGCATGATCCGCGGCGAGCTGGCGCCCGTCGTCGCCAAGCTCGGCGGCGGCGAGGCCATGGACGCGATCCTGACGCTCGCCAGCCAGCACGTCCGCATCGAGGAAGATGCCGACGGCAACCTGAAGCATTCCATCGTGGACGCGAGCGGGAAGCCGCGTGTCACGAAGAAGTCTGGCTCAAGTGAGCCGATGGGATTCGACGAGCTGATCGCCGAGATGCGGGACGCATCCTCGACGCGCGGCTTGTTCAAGGCACCAGCCGCCGGTGGATCCGGTGGCGGCTCTCAGACCGGCGGTGCCGGTCGAGCGGCAAACCCAGGGCAGCAACTACTGTCCGCAAGGGAACTGCTCGACCGTGCCAACTCGGTCACCTAGCGCCTGGGCTGGGCTCCATTCGGTTCTCGTGCGGACTGAGAAACGCACAGGACACCAATGGCAGTCAGTCTCTATCAGTCTGCGCTGATCGCGCAGAACAACGGCGAGTTCAAGAAGGCGGGCATCCTCCAAACCTTCGCGCAGGCGTCGCCGCTTCTCGCGGCCATGCCGCTCGTCTCCATCGCTGGCAACAGCTACGCCTGGACCCGCGAGGCCAACCTGGGCTCGGTGGGCTTCCGCGCCGTCAACGGCGCGCTCGCTGAGGGCGCTGGTTCGGTCGAGACGCGCTCGGTCGCGCTGAAGATCATCGGCGGCGACCTCGACGTCGACAACTTCCTGATCCAGGCGCACGGCCCGCAGACGCGCTCGGCGCACGAGACGATGAAGGCGACGCTGCTCGCGCAGACCGTGGCCTACCAGATCATCAAGGGCTCGACGACGGCGGCCGGCGGTGCGACCGCTGACGCCAACGGCTTCGACGGCCTGCAGGTCCGGTACGGCGGCGGCTTCGGCACGGCGGTCGTCGACGGCGGCGAGAACGCCGACCAGATCATCCAGAACGCCGGCGGCGCGGCGCTGTCGATGAAGTCGCTCGACGAGGCCATCCAGGCGGTCGACAACCCGACCCACATCCTGATGGGCAAGAAGATGAAGGTGAACATGTTTGCCTACATGCGCACCTCGTCGGCCGTGACGATGACCAAGGACGAGTTCGGTCGCTTGGTCACGACCTACAACGGTCTGCCGATCCTTGAGGCCGACGTGCTCGGCACCTCCTCGGGCCTGCAGCAGCTCGGCTTCAACGAGAACGGCGACAACTCGACGTCGATCTACGTTCTGTCGCTTTCGGACATGGGCCTGCACATGGTCCAGAACGGCGGCGTGCAGATCCGCGACCTCGGCGAGCAGGACAGCAAGCCGGTCCACCGCACCCGCGTCGAGTGGTACTGCAACATCGTCGACGCGCACCCGCGCTGCGTCGCTCGTCTGTACGACATCTCCGACGCCACGGCCACTGCCTGATCCAAGGAGGACAACACAATGGCTTTCCAGACCTACAGCATCGCGCTCGATAGCGCGACGCAGCTCAAGGACGCCGGCGCTGTCACTACGACCGGCGCGGCAAACGTCGGCGGCTCGGCCGCCGTCGCGGATCTTGGCGGCGGCTACGCCGAGTTCGACGTCGTCGTCGACTGGTCGGCGTGCGAAGTCGACACCGGCAACGAGAAGTACGAAATCGTCATCGAAGGCTCGACCACGACGGCTTTCTCGTCGGCGTACCGCCTGGCCAACCTGACGCTCGGCGACTCGTCGGTCAGCGGCAACGCGACCGACACGCCTCCGTCGGGCCGCATGGTGATCCACGCCAACAACGTGGCCATCACGAGCGCGACCGATGGCAACAGCGCCTCGGCGCTGCGCTATGTGCGCGCTCGGCACGTCATCGCCGGCACCATCGGCACCGGCATCAACTACCAGGCCTGGCTGACGGCCAGGCAGTGAGCCCATGGCGCACCAGGCTCACAACCGAGTGCTCGACGATGGTCTGCTTCTGAACGAACGGGCAACCGGCACGACTCAGAACGCAGACATCGTCGGTGCGACGAGTGGCGGCACCGCCCTCGTCATCGACCTGCAGCGGCAGGCTAGGCAGTTTGCCGGCCTGACCAGTGCAACCAACGACACGAGCCCGGCCTCGTATGGCAAGTTCGACGTGGTGATTGACTGGACCAGCTGCGAGAGCGGTGCGGGCCAGATCTACTACCTGCGCATCGAAGGCAACAAGACGGACTCGACCTTTGGGACCACCAACTTCCGGCTGATCGAGAAGCCCTTCGGCGTGGCGGGTGTTGGTGGCATCGGCCAGCCCTACGCCACGCCTGCTCGCGGTCGCGTTGTCCTGACGATGGACAACGTCGTGCTGGACAACTCTGCCGGCGTGACTGTGTCCGACAGCGTCGCCTACTCGTGCTGTCGCTACATCCGCGTGGTGGTGTTTTGCAGCAACGTGTCGCACACGACCGGCTTGGCCTACAAGGCCTGGCTTGTGCCGCAGCGGTGATCCACAGCCCAGTTGAGTGACTGGGCGCCCGGCCGGCCTCGGCATGAGGGTCGGCCGGGCTTTTCGAGTAGCTCGGAGAATCCATGGCAGCTATCCCGACCGTCCTCTACTTCGGCGACCAGCAGATCAGCGGCGGCCCGTCTGGTGGCCTTCGTGCCATTCTGGGAACGACTGGCGACGGGTTGGGCACGATTCCGCCTCTGCCTGACAACGAAGCCGGCAAGGGCTGGCACGTCGGACGCCACAACTGGCGATTCAACAAGGTAGTCCCGAGCGGAGCAGACGGCGTCAGCGGCGGCACCTTCCAGCCGTATTGGGACGGCACGGCCAACGCTGGCGCGGGTGCGTTCGTGCAGTTCCATCCGGTGCCGACCGGAAGCCCTCCTGGGGCCCAACTCACCAACATCTTGCCGTTGGCCTACGGCGACAACTGGTACGAGGGCAGCGCCAACACCGGCGCGGTAACGCCGTGCGCGCTGCTGATGCACGCGCTGTGGGCTCGCTATCCGTCGGGCTTCAAGATGCTGAAGTTTGCGCAGGCCGAAGGCTTTGGCGGCGTCAACGGCTGGGGCGTGAACCAGCCTGGCAGTGCGCTGGCTGCGGCGATTGCCGAACTGACGTTGATGGCTGCAGCCGTTGGCGGCGGCGACACGCTCGACGTCAAGGCGATCATCATCGACTGCAGCTCGCAGGACCTGGTCAACCTCAACTCGACGTACCTCGACGACGCGCAGAACTTCGTCGATATCGTGCGCGGTGCTGTCGATGGCGTAGCTGCCGTGACCTGCGTCGCCACGACGCCGATCATCATCGTCAACCATCACGCCGACATGCTGCCGGTCGGCACGACGCCGAGCGCCATTCGGTTGATGCGTCGCCTGAATGCTTCGCTGGCTCAGGACAACGACGACGTCCACATCTTCGACATGGGCTGGGCTACGGACTGGCAGAGCATCGGCGTCACGATGCTGCCAGTTGGATCGCCACCGCCATTCGCAAACGGCTTGAACCTTCCGGGCATCGAGGCGCTGAACAAGCTGTACTACTCGCCAGAGACCTACCTGCAGGCCGGCGCGCGCCTTGGCTCGTTCTTGATGGGCGTGCTCGCCGGCGCTCCGCCGCTGCCGCAGGGCGCGGCGATGCCGGTGGTGGTGATGATCGGCGACTCGCAGTTCGTCGGCACGATTGACACGGCCAACATCCTGACGACGGACCAAGCCAGCCTGCTCGGCCCGACCGGTGGCACCGACCGCGACTACCAGTACGTCTGGAACAACAACGGCGGCGTGGTGCAGGCCTACGACGTGATGGCCAACAGCAACACGTTCGGCACGATCACGATGACGTTCTTCGGCCCCGATGCGACCTTCCTCAAGGCGATGGGCGCGGAGTTCCCGAACGGCGTGGCGCTGTTCAAGTACGCGCGCAACGGCGTCTCCCTGACGTTGGAGGCGAACGGCGCAGCCAACGCCGTCGAGAAGGACGCGGCGACGATCTGGAACGACATCCGAAGTGCTTGGATGCTGTTCAAGGCGAAGGTCTTGGAGACCTACGGCGTCTCGCCGGACTGCGTCGGCATTGTCACCGACCTTGGAAGCAACGACGAGGGCACGGCCTCGGCCTACAACGCGTTCGCCACCAAGGCCGGCGAGTTCATCGACGACATCCGCGAGCTGTTCAGCACGCGCGCGACGGGCGGGGCCTTGCCAGTAGTCTGGCTGCAACCGCCGCCGCACATCGACAGCGGCGGCAACAGCGGGCACAACAACGCCGCCGGCGCGAACAGCGTGCGCGCGACCATCGCGGCGTTGCCGAGCTCGAAGGACAACGTCGCCGTCGTCCTCAACACGGGCGCGGACAAGTACGAGCTGAAGCGCAGCGAATCGCCGCCGGTCCACTACGGCGGCGAGGCCAACCTTCAGATCGGATACGACCTGGCCGACGCGCTGATCCCGCTGATCGGTGCGGCCGCTGGCTCTCCCGGTGCCGGGGCCGGCGGTGGCGTTGACGCTGGCATCGACACGCCGAGCGAGAATGCGCCGTTCGTCGTCGAGACGGGCACGGGCAGCGCGACGGCCAACAGCTACTGCAGCGAGGCCGTTGCCACGGCGTATCACGAGACCTACGGCAACCCCGACCCGTGGCTCGCCGCGACGCCGTTTGAGCACCAGGACGCTCTGCGGCAGGCAACGCGCGCGCTCGACTTCCGGTACGGAAGCTGGTGGTCGGGCGTCCGCGCCGGCTCGACGCAAGCGCTCGACTGGCCGCGTGCCTACGTCTACGACGCCGCCGGCTACCCGGTGCCGACGACGACCATCCCGACGCGGTTGCAGCAGGCGACGGCGATCCTGGCGTTGCTGCACATCCAGGGCGAGAACATCATGCCGAGCACCCAGACCGGGGCCGACATCAAGTCGGAGACCCTGAGCTCGGCGTCGGGCGCCTCGAAGTCGGTGACGTACATCGGGGGCAAGCGGGCCGAGACGCAGTTCCCGATCATCGACCGGATGCTGATGGGCTCCGGCCTGACCAGCGGTGGCGCTGGCTGGGGGTGGCTGGACCTGTGACGCTCGCCGACGACTTCCGGCAGCTCGACGCCGACCTGGCCGACTTGTTCGGTCAGTCGGTGACGCTGACCGTCCGCACCGCGACGACCTACAACGCCAACGGCACGGTCACGGAGACGACCAGCACGGCCACGGTGACCGCCGAGGGGCCGGTGCGCGATCTGGACCGCTACGGGGCCGCCGGCCTCGACCAGAGCGTCACGGCGACCTGGTACGTCCCGGCGCTTGGCCTGGCACTGGTGCCGAAGAAGGGCGACCGGATCACGGCCGGTTCGACCATCTGGCAGATCGTCGCCGTCGAGACCTACAGCCTGAACGGCCAGACGACGAGCTACCGGTGCGACTGCGGCGAGGTCGGGCAGGTGACGCCGTGACGTCCGCCGCGAAGTTCAACGCCGAGGTCAAGGCGTGGTTCGACGCCAACGTCGTCAAGAAGCCGCTCGAGGTGCAGCGCATCGCCATTCTCGAGGCGTTGACGTCGGCCGTGCAGGCGACCGCAGTCGGCAACGAGAAGCACTGGAAGATCCAAGACGGCCGCGCCGAGCGAGGTCTGCCGCCCTATAAGCGCAAGAACTACGTCGGCGGTCGCGCGCGTGGCAACTGGCAGATCAACTTCGGATCTCCGTTGCGGGACCAGTTGAACGTGATCGACAAGACCGGCGTCACGACGATTAGACGCGGCATGGCCGTCGCGCGCGGGATTCAGCAGCTTGGCATCACCTACCTGACGAACAACGTGCCGTACATCGGCGTGATCGACCAGGGCAAGCCGGGCACCAATCCCAAGTACAAGCCGTGGTCGATCCAGTCGCCGCAGGGCGTCCTGCAGCCGATCATTGAAGGCACTCTGAAGCGCCTGAGGTCGATCCGGTGAGCCAGGCCGCCGCTATCGAAGCCGTCCGCGCGCGGTTCATCGCCGAGGTCGCCACGCCGAACAGCCTGGTCGTCGTCTACGACAACGGCCCGGTGCCGGCGACGACGACGCCGCGCGCTGTCGTCACGGTCTCCATCGGCGACGAGCAGCAGCTGACGATGGGCGGCGCGCGCAAGTTCCGAGCGACCGGCGAGCTCGAGGCGCAGCTATTCGTCCCGCGCGAGCGCGGCGACGCGGCGCTGTTGGCGCTGGCGCAGGACGTCCTCGACGCCTTTCAGGGTGTCACTATCAACTCTCCCTTGGTCCGCTTCACGCCGCCGCCGTCGCTGGTTGGCGCGGTGGACTACGACGATGCGATGGCACGCCGCACGGTTCGCGTGCCGTTTCTCACTGACTTCACCGCATAACCATGGCTGACGGCTCCAGAATCCGCGTTTCGATTATTCAGGAAGGCTCCTACGGCGTGACGCCTTCGCCGACTCCGGCGATGCTGGTCCTGCCGGTCACCGGCTCCGGCCTGGCCGACCGTCTCGGCTACGTCCAGTCGAACGTGATCAACCCCGACCGCAACGTCGACGACCTGGTGCGTCTGTCGAAGGCTGCCGGTGGCACGATCCCGCTCGAGCTGCGGTACAGCCCGTCGGGGCAGGGTCTTAGCAACGCGCTGTTGGCGCTGCTGTCGGCGTCGGCCTACACGGCTTCGGCTACGGTGGCGAGCTGCACGACGACGGCGGCGGCCAAGACCGTGACGCGCGCTTCTGGCGACTTCACGACCGATTTCGTGGTCGGCGACATCGTGAAGCTGTCCGGTGGCACTGCCGCGGACATGGGCTACTTCCGCGTCACGGCGGTTGTGGCGCTGACGCTGACGGTCGACGCCGTTGCCAACTTCACCGGCAGCGCCGGCAACGTCACTGTGACCCGCGGCGCGCGCGCGACGAACGGCACGGCGACGCCGAGCTTCACTATCGAGGTCGCGCACCTCGACCTGCAGAAGGCGCAGATCTACACCGGCTGCGTCATCAACACGATGGACCTAAACCTGGCCATCGGTCAGCTGGCGACGGTCACCCTCGGCATCGAGGCGCAGAGCAGCACGCGGGCAGATACCAACACGGGCACGACCGACCAGTTCATCAGCGGCGCGACCTACACCGCCGCCGCGACGCACCCGACGCTCGATCCCATCGGCGTCGCCGAGATCCGCGTCGGCGGAGCTGACTACGCCGCGCAGAGCCTGACGCTGACCCTGACGAACAACGCCCGCGCCCGCGAGCAGATCGGCAGCCTCGGCCCGGTCAGCATGGCCCGCGGCTTCTTCGGCGCGACGGGCTCGGTGACGGCCTACTTGGCCGACTGGACCGACCACAACGCCTTCGCCGGCAACACGCCGACCGACCTGTGGTTCGCCGCCATCGACGCCAACGGTCGCGGCTGGTCGATGAGCTTGCCGCAGGTGAAGTTCTCGGACGTCAACAGCCCGACGCAGGGCAACAACACCGACATCTTCAAGAACATCAGCGTCACCGCGTACAAGGACCCGACGGAGAGCTGCACGGTGCGGCTCCAGCGTTGGGACTGACCGCTAGTTGGAGACTCATGCCATGGACCTGAACTGCATCAAGCTGGACCCCAGGAAGATCACGGGCGGCGTCTGGTGGGCGTTGGAGCGCCTG